TGTTTTACTCAAAAATATCTTTGAAGGATATACCGAGCAAGACGTTATCCAGATGATTGAGAAGGAGGTTTTAAATTTCCTATGAGCAAAGCAACAGCAGCACAAAAACGGCTATGGGGCAGGGTTTTCGAGAATGGCTGTATAGCTTGTGACCTTGAAGGCAATTTCACCTTTCCTCAAATCCACCACTGGCGACGATACGGCAAGCGTAATCACATGAAAGTTTTCGGCTTGTGTCCTGTCCACCATTGCGCCGTAAATGCAGTACCAGGAATACCAAACAGGCATCTTAATCCAATCGAGTTTGCCGCAAAATATGGCACCGATGAAGAACTTTATACGCTCTGCATGCAGCAGATAGGAGAAAAATGAATATCTACCAAAAACTGATTGAAGTGAGAAAGGCTGTACCATACCTGAAAAAAGACAATACCGGTCACCAGTTCAAATATGTAAGTAGTAGCCAGGCACTAGGCACACTAAAGCAAAAAATGGATGAAATGGGCCTTTTGCTTGTCCCTAGCGTTTGCGGTGAAACAGTCTCTGACCACACCACAAAAAAAGGTGACCATGAATATTTCACCGAGATCAAACTTCGCTATACGTGGGTTAATGCAGAGACACCGGAAGAGACTGTAGTTTGCGATTGGTACGGTCAAGGTCTTGATAACGGGGAGAAGGGTGTCGGCAAAGCTATGACCTATGCCGAGAAGTACTTCCTCTTAAAATTCTTTAATATCGCCACTGACAACGACGATCCAGATTCTTTTCAGCGGAAAATTGACGATCAAAAACCTTCTGCATGTATCACCGAATCTCAAGTCAACACTATTTCCGCATTTATTGACGAAAACGGCATCGACAAAGCGAAGTTTTTGTCATGGGCAAAAATCAAAAGCCTGTCAGATATTACCGAGAATAACTATGACAACGTAATCAACACCCTGAAAGCACGGGTCAAGAAGGTGGACGCATGAAAATACTCGACAGCATACAGCAGGGGACTTTGGAGTGGGTGGCAGCACGTACAGGATTGCCAAGCGCAAGCCAGTTCTCAAACATCATTACATCCACCGGCACGGCCAGCAAAAGCCGTAAGAAATATCTCTACAAGTTGGCAGGGGAAAGAGTCACCGGACACCGCGACGAACTTTACCAAACTCCTGCAATGCGCCGAGGCATAGAACTCGAACCAGAGGCCAGGGAAACATTCGTAATGTTGACAGGCATCGAGGTCGAACAAGTCGGAATGTGTATGCACGACAGCGGCCTTTTTTCCTGCTCCCCCGACGGCCTTATTTCTCGCAACCGTGGATTAGAAATAAAGTGCCCAAACATGGAAACGCACATTGAATACCTGTTGGGAAACAAAACACCAGCTGATTACTACCAGCAGGTGCATGGCAGCATGTTAGTCACAGGTTGCACAGAATGGTTTTTCATGTCGTACTATCCTGGATTAAAGCCATTCATCCACCTCGAAAAACGCGACGAAGACTTTTGCAACAAACTCGAAACCGAGCTTATAAAATTTTGTTCCGACTTAGACAAAATCGTGGAGGAAATTACACAATGACAACATACCCAGATCCTTTCACCGAAACAGAAATAGCCGAAGGAATACAGTTTTCACACCACCGCTACGCACAGGACGAAAATTACTTAATAGACGCAGCACACAGGGTCGGCGAGGTGCTGCAACTCGTTTACGCCAAGTGCGGCGAGGCTACAACGAGGGAGATCGTCAAGGCGTGTGGGCTGTCTAATTACGTAAGCTATCGGGGGTAATATGATTTGTTCAAGTCCACAATATCCTCTGCATTGCACGTTTGCAGAAATAGCCATGCTTGAAACGTATTTGATAAACAATAAGCGTAACATCGAAATCTTCTTTTCCGGTGTTGCTTTCTCAGCATCATGTCACGGAGTGTCAATTTATTTCGAGTCTGACAAACGCCGGGGCATTGCACACGACATTATCCTGAATAATTATCAAGAAGAAGAGGAATAATAATGGAATCACTCAAAATACAAATAGGCGGCGATCATTACAAGCACATGGCAATCCAGCCTACCGAATATTGCCAGCGCAACCGGCTGAACTTTTGCGAAAGTGCTGTAGTCAAATACGTGTCGCGCCATGCCAGCAAAGGCGGCAGGAAGGATATTGAAAAGGCGATCCATTTTCTTGAAATGCTGCTTGATATCGAATACCAGCAAGCAGATCCTGACCTATTCGCAGACCCGCCACCAATCGACAACGCGCCGAAATGTCAGGCATGCAAAGAATTACATTATGGGGTTGGAATATTATGATTGAAATTGAAAGAGACATTGTCTTGTGGCACCGGGCAACATTCCCAAATGCAAACGCAAAAGCTGTTATAGACAAATTGGAAAGCGAATTGAGAGAAGCAATATGTGAACTCAAGTTTGGCGATATGCAAAAATTGCTTGAAGAATTGGCGGATGTTTATATCGTCGCTTGCTCTTTGGCAAATCGCCGCGACCTGTTCGAGGATAACGTCACAATGACGCGAGTTATTCAGGATAAAATGAATGTGAACAAAGCGCGAACATGGGGCGAAGAGGACGAAAACGGGGACAGGCCGAGGTGCAAATAATGGATTACCAAGAGTTTTTGAAAAGTAAAATTATTTTAAACAATAGCAGCGGTTTTACTATTGATGAATCAGAAATAAACCCGATGCTCAAACCACATCAACGCGAAATTGTTAAATGGGCAATATTCGGAGGTTGCAGGGCGATATTTGCCTCATTTGGGCTTGGCAAATCATTCATGCAACTTGAAATACTTCGCATCATAATGAAGCATTTCGGAGGCCGCACGCTGATAGTTTGCCCACTGGGAGTAAAGCAAGAGTTCCGCGTCGATGCTGAAAAACTCGGTATTGATATAAAGTTCGTCAGGCGTGATTCAGAGGTAAGTGAAACAGGCCTTTACATTACCAACTATGAATCAATAAGGGATGGAAAGTTATCACCTGATTTGTTCACCGCTGTAAGCCTTGACGAAGCGTCGGTATTGCGATCTTACGGCAGCAAAACATACCAGGAATTTCTTTCTATCTTCGGCAACGTTAAATATAAATTCGTTGCCACGGCGACACCAAGTCCAAATCGGCACAAAGAACTGATTCACTACGCTGGCTATTTGGGCATAATGGACACAGGTCAAGCGCTTACTCGATTTTTCCAGAGGGATAGCACAAAGGCAAACAATCTCACTCTCTATCCGCACAAAGAAAAAGAGTTCTGGTTTTGGCTCAACAGTTGGGCCGTATTCCTTCAACGTCCGTCTGATCTTGGATATTCAGACGAAGGATATGATTTACCGGAATTGCATGTCCACCTGCACGAAGTTCAAACAGAGTTGGAGTTTAAGAAAGAGCGCAACGGTCAATTTAATATGTTTGGCAATGTTGCTCTTTCTTTACAAAACGCCAGCCACGAGAAGCGCCGGAGCCTTGATATTCGCGTTGAGAAGATGAAGGAGATAATAAATGCTGATACTGAAAAGCATTATATCATCTGGCACGATCAGGAAGCAGAACGACACGCAATAAAGAAAGCAATCCCGAAATGTGCAGAGGTTTTCGGCTCGCTTGATCTTGAAACCAGGGAGCAGAGAATCATTGATTTCAGTTATGGGAAAATAAAAGACCTGGCCACTAAACCAATCCTGAGTGGCTCAGGTTGTAATTTTCAAAGGTTTTGCCATAACGCTATTTATCTGGGAATTGGTTTTAAATTCAATGATTTCATTCAGAGTGTTCACCGTATTCACAGATTTTTACAGGATAAAGAATGTCATATCCATTTGATATACACTGATACCGAAAAGCAGGTGTTAGCGGTACTCATGGAGAAATGGCAACGACATAAGGAAATGGTACAGGTTATGAGTGAGATAATTCAAAAGCACGGTCTTTCAACGTTACGTATGTCCGGGGAACTTGCAAGGAGTATCGGTTGCGAGCGAATCGAAGTAACTGGAACAAACTATAAGGCAGTAAATAATGACTGCATTGAAGAAACAAAATTGATGGAAGAAAACAGCGTCGACCTTATCCACACATCAATACCTTTTTCAAATCATTATGAATATTCACCGAGTTATAACGACTTTGGCCACAATACCAGCAACGACACATTTTTTCAGCAGATGGACTTTCTTACACCTGAACTTTTGAGGGTTCTTTCACCTGGCAGGGTTGCAGCTATTCACGTAAAAGATAGAATACTTTTCGGCAATGTTACCGGATACGGTATGCCGAGCGTTGACCCTTTTCATGTTACTTGTATCCAGCATTACCGGAAACATGGGTTTATCTATTTTGGCATGATAACAGTTGTTACAGATGTTGTCAGGGAGAACAACCAAACATACCGGCTTGGATGGACCGAGCAATGCAAAGACGGCTCAAAAATGGGAGTAGGTAGCCCTGAGTATATTCTCCTTTTCAGAAAACTACCGACAGAGACTTCAACAGCTTATGCCGACGAGCGAGTTGTGAAGGACAAACAGGAATATACCCGCTCACGCTGGCAGATTGACGCGCACAGCTTTTGGAGATCGTCGGGGGAAAGGTTGTTGTCAGTCGATGAATTGAAACAATATCCGGTTGACGTTATCAGGAAGACTTTCAGACAGCATATGTTTGAAAATATCTATGATTATGAGGCGCATGTTAAATTCGGAGAAAGGCTAGATGAATCAGGTTCACTACCGTCAACCTTCATGCTTCTCGATCCACCTTCCCATCATGCCGATGTTTGGGACGATGTTGTTAGGATGAGAACGCTTAACGGAAATCAAAAACAGAAAGGGTTAAATAATCACATTTGCCCTTTGCAGATTGATATAGTTGATAGGATTATAACAAGGTATAGCAACATAGGCGATACTGTATATGATCCTTTCGGCGGGTTAATGACAGTGCCATATAGGGCTGTCACGCTTAAAAGAAAAGGCATCGGCTGTGAATTAAACCCTGAATACTTTTCAGACGGCTTGACGTATTTGGCACAAGCCGATAAACAGGTGACTATGCCAACGCTTTTTGACGTTGAGAAAATGGCTGCATAATATGGAAAACGAAAAATATTGCGGCAAGTGCTACAAACTCGACCGCATAAACGACAAATGCGAGCGATACCACGCGCCACTTGTGAAGCGTAAATCGCTTGGTTTTTTCCCGGTGTATGAAAAGTGCGCGGCGTGTTTGTTACTGCACGGGAAGGAAGAGCTGAAACGTTATGATGGGGAATAAATCATGGAATGCAAGAGGTGTGGTAAGTGTTGTAGTTTGACAATACCAATATCAGCAGGTGATGTATTGCGATGGCACAACGAAGGCCGGGACGACATTTTGGGTCGATTGGTAATAGTCGGAGAAGGTGTTGACGCTTGGTTTAATCCAACCACAGGGGCGGAACTTAATAAATGCCCATTTTTGAGGAAAACGAATCTAAGCGAAAAATATATGTGCAGTATTAACGACACAAAACCTGACGCTTGCAGACAATACAAACCTGGTGAATGTGTTGGGTGCAAATAACCACTTTTTGAATGCATGGAATTGACAATCCATCCAGCATAAAAACTAAAATCGTGGTATAATATGCGTGTCGGGTGGCTCCCGGCTGGTTAAAGTTGCAAACGGAGAAATAGAAAGTGAATAATTGCTCAAATAATCGACGGCGAACGAATAAGAAGCCAACATACTACAGCCTACTTTCTGGCTCTCCGGGTATGTCTTATGCGTTCGCCGTTTTCTATTTTGGTGAAATTATATGAATAATGAAAATCAGTTGGTCAGCAAGAACGAAGGAACAAACCAAGAAAAGGAATTTTTTTTATTGAGGCTTGAACGTTGGAGATGGTCAAAATCAGAAGATATTTCTAAAGGAAGAAAAATCGAATTTTATGATTCTTCCCCAGGTGGAGTATTGCTTGACACTAAAGCAGAGTGCCCTTTATGCGAAGGAGAAATGATAGTAACTGCCGGGAACGATACGAGCAATAACATAAGTGCAAGATGGTGTTGTTGTGGTGCTTGCGGAGTTACCGGAGACGTGGCCGCAGTTTTTGGAGAGGGAGAAGTAGAACACAACAAAGAAATAGATATGTGGCTAATCCTCCCCGCTTGTGTCGTTGTAGAACTGGAGGTTTAGCAATGAAAAAAATTGTTTGGTTTTTTGTTATATCGTGGATCGAAAAAAACTACGCAAAAAAAGACACAGAAAATTCAAGCGCTATCGTTGATTGCTGCCTTTTCCTGAAAGAGGCGCTGTAATGGAATACTATCTTGTCAAAAACTGGTCGAAATACCAGCATTACAAGGAGAGAAATCCCCCATGGGTAAAACTTCACTTTGAATTGTTGTCTAGCGCCGATTGGGTTTGCTTAGATGATTCTGCAAGGGTGCTAGCAGTTGCTTGCATGTTGCTAGCGAGTAGAAACGAGGGGAAAATACCAAGTAACACGGAATATATAAAACGTGTCGCATACTTAAACGACGTTCCAAATTTTAAACCGTTGATTGAGTGTGGTTTTTTGGAGTTGCAAGCAGATGCTAGCAAATGTGTGCAAACGGTATCAAATGCTAGAACAGAGACAGAGACAGAGACAGAGACAGAGACAGAGACAGAGACAGAGACAGAGACAGAAAGCGGAGCGCCGCCGTCGCCTGTTTTGGAAATAATTTTACAAAGCGGGAAAACGCATACAGTGAACAGTGACGATGTAGAGGGACTATCTGACGCTTTCCCAAGCATCGACGTAATTGCAGAGCTTAAAAAATGCCGGGAGTGGAACAAGAACAACACGGCAAAAAGGAAAACTGCATCAGGTATCAAAAAGCACATTTTTTCATGGATGGAGAAAGCAGCGAAGGACACAAGGCCACAGGGAATAGATCATACACTCGGTACAGGGAAGAGGATGCTATGACACCGCAAGAAATCAATGAAATACTTGTTGGCATGGTAGACACGGTAGCTGCACATCTCCTGCCAAACGGGAAGAAAGAGGGCCGGAGTTGGTGTGTCGGTTCTGTTTCCGGGGAGCCTGGGAAATCTCTTCGCTTGTGCCTTAGCGGAACAAAGGCCGGGGTGTGGTCTGACTTCTCCAGTAATGGCAAAGGTGGCGATCTTCTCGACTTGTGGCAGCAAACCAAAGGGCTGTCTTTTGTCGACACGCTGAAAGAGGCGAAAGAGTTTGCCGGTGTTCAAGACATGCCGGAGTTGTTCACGCCGCGAAGAGTAGTGAAGAAACCAGCAAAGCCGCAATGCACCAAGCCGAAAGATCAGATTGCATCATGGTTTGAAGGTCGGGCGATATTCCCCAAAAGCCTTGACGCTTACAAGGTAGCGCAACAGAGAAATACAATTGTTTTCCCGTTTTTATCTCCATCTGGAGAGTTTGAGCTTGTGAAATACCGCGATCTTGACGCAGAAAAAGACGGTGGAAAGAAAAAGATTTGGTCGAACAATGACCCGGAGTATCACCTTTTCGGGTGGCAAGCTATCAGTGATAACGACAGGAGTGTAGTTATTTGCGAGGGCGAGATAGACGCGCTTTCCTGGTATCAGCAGGGCATACCTGCTCTTTCAATTCCGCAAGGTGCCGGAGGTGGCGACAAACAAACGGTATGGATTGAAAACGATTACGACAGGCTACAACGGTTTGAAACTATTTATATTTCAATGGATATGGATAAACCAGGGCAGGAAACAATCGAACCGATTATTTCCCGCCTTGGTGTTGAGCGGTGCAAGGTTGTTGACATTGGAGAGTTTAAGGACGCGAACGAAGCGCACTGTGAAGGAATGGTATTGAAAAATTACCTTGCAGCAGCAAAAACGAAAGACCCGGAAGAGTTGAAAAGGCTGGTAGACCACCACGAAGAAATCATGGATGAGTTTGAAAACCATGCAATTTCAGGAATAAGACTTCCTTGGTTAAAAACTCATTCAACAATCAGACTGCGACCGGCTGAAATATCTGTCTGGGCAGGGATAAACAGCCACGGGAAAAGCATTTCGCTTTCTCACGTTGTCGTTGATGCTGTTTCCCAGGGCGTGAGATCATGTATTGCCTCAATGGAAATGAAACCGCGCAAACTCGGAAAGAAAATGTATCAGCAGGTCGCAGGGGAAGAAAGGCCGAACACCGAAACAGCAAAGCAGATCGTTGAGTTTTTGGCGGATAATGTGTGGTTGTTCGAGGTTTACGGTACGGCAAAGGCTGACAGGATAATTGAGGTATTTTCCTATGCTCGCAAGAGATACGGAATACAAATTTTTGTTGTCGATTCCCTGGCAAAGTGCGGATTCGGGGAGGACGACTACAACGGGCAAAAGACTTTTGTTGATAAACTGATGGAGTTCGCAGGGAAAAACAATGTTCATGTTTTGCTCGTTGTCCACATGCGAAAGCGCGAAGACGAGCTAAAAATACCGGGGAAGATGGACATTAAGGGAACCGGGGCAATTACTGACATGGTGGATAATTGCTTTGTTTGGTGGCGGAACAAGAAAAAAGAGGAAGAAGGCGGGGGCGGGAAACTGGCGACGGATGCCGACGCGGTTCTCAATTGCGTGAAGCAACGAGACAGCGGAGAAGAGCCTATGTGTGGCCTGTTTTTCCATAAACCGTCTTGCCAGTTCGTAGACGGCGACGGAGAACCGCCGAAAAGGTATCTATTTTGACCATAGCGCAACGATCACCACAACACGGCTATGGTAGTATAGACCAGACGTAAACAAAACGTTAGAGAGGGCAAATGGGCGCAGCGAAACGAAGAGGGACGAAGACGGAAAGAGAGCAGGCAGCGCACCGGGGCGACAGGGTGCTTGTGTGCCTGAGCCATATCGCAGGATGCTTGCAGAGCATGAAAACGGCAAGATGCTTTTCGAGGGTGGATGTGTTGCGGCAGCTTGAAAACGGGTTTGAGGCTACGCAACACGCCATAATGCAATGGCCGGAGCCAATACACCCGGAATGGATGAAAGAGCGCCGGTCAGAGTTCCAGCGGTATATTTTGAGCGATGCCGTGCAGGAGTACAGCCGAAATACCATGCTCACCTTATCCGAAACGCTTTGCATCGACATCCTCGATTCTGAAATACGGAACGAGCACGAAAGGAGTTTGATTGCGCCGATATTAGAAAGCATTTCGTTTGTTAGAAAATATTGCGATAGTGATGGTATTGACTGGCAATCTATGAGTAAAAGTGGTAGTATGGTTGAAGAATTATATAAGATTTTAAAAACTGAAACGGAGTAAAAATATATGGACGACGAGCAAAAAAAGAAATGGGAAAACCTGTACCACAAGGTAAACAATATGGTTTACACAATGGGCCTTGATGGAGAAATGAACGCGCAACAAACAGAGGTTGAGGAAGTTATGGCGGCACTGTTTGAAATTGACGGCGGATCGTACAACGAAAAGTTTAAAATATAGGTGAATTATGCTGAATATGTGGCAGGGAATAGGCAGGCTCGGTAAAGACCCAGTGTTGAAGGCTACACAAAGCGGCCAATCGGTTGCAAACTTTTCGATTGCTTGCAGCGAGAAATACAAGGACAAGAACGGCGAGAAGCAAGAGGTTACTTTCTGGGCCGAATGTGTCGCGTGGGGAAAGCTCGGTGATATCGTCGGAGAGTATTTCAAAAAGGGTAATTTGCTCTATGTTTCTGGGAAATTACAGAGTCGCAAGTGGAAGGATAAGGAAGGAAATGATCGTTTTGTGACTGAGATTATTGTCAACGAAGCGAAAAACCTTTCTCCGCGCGAATCCGACAGCTACGCACCGCCGCCGATGCCGCAGAATAGCACGGGCGAAGAAGTACCTTTTTGATGGGGGGCTGTATTAAAATGTGCAATATAACTATACCTATTATTCAGGTTGACGAAGAAAAAGACAGAGCAATAGAAGAGTATTTTTCGCAACACAAAAAGACATGCAAAGCCTGTAATGGAAAGGGATATATTGAATACTACCATGACGCTGGCGACCATTTCTGTGCAGGCACATCGCCGTTTAGTGAGTGGGTTAGAGAGACATGTAAAATTTGCAAATCAATTGGGAAAATTGAGAGATATTAACTGATATGGACGACATGAAAGCACTCCGTTGCCGCGACTGCCGCCGAGTAGTGGGCTATGTGGAAAGCGGCACGATGCAGAGCAAGACGACCGCGTTTATCTGCATTGATTGCAGGCCGCTTGAGGATGAGCCGTTGACCCAGGCGGAGAAAGTGCAGGTTGATGATTTAATGAAAATATTCGGCATGGGGTAAAAATGGCACGACAAATAAACGATTTAACCGGGAAGAAGTTCAGCAAACTGACCGTGATAGAAAAGGATTCATGCCTCGACGGTCGCGGCATGTTCTGGAAATGCTCATGCGAGTGCGGCGGTTCAAAAGTTGTGCGGTCGGCAAATCTCCTAAACGGCAGTACAAAAAGTTGTGGCTGTGTTGCGCGTGGTAGAGTGTCAGGGGTAAATCCAACAATGGCACCGCCTACTGATTTCACGGAATCGCGCCGGAAAATCATATATATCCGCAAGTTGAGCGCACAGGAACAGGGGTTAAAAGAAGCGCGGTCATACGCGGAAATGAGGTCAATATGAGCATGGAAGAAATAGCAGGGAAACGATTTAGGCTAAATACTGTTGCCGGAAACGCCTATTTATTCGTATCCGACCAGGAGATTATGGCAACCGTGAGCAGCGAGAATGATTACAAACAGGCCGAAAGCAGGGCGCTTGTTGAGTGCGTGTGCAGGCTTGCGTCGAAAGGCATGACCACGCAAATCACGCTTGAGGACGTTGTCGGGCAGATGCGGAAAAGCGGGACAGGAAGGAGCACGATATTGACGGAGATTGCGGGGAAGATCGAGGAATATTTGCATGGATAAACAAATAGCTGGAGCGATAAAAAAAGAAATTTCAAAAATACTCGGTGATGCTCTACGCGGAGAAGAAAAATACAGACACCAAGGATTTATTCGGTGGGGGTTGGTAGAAAAAGAAATCCATGCTGTAGTCGAGAAATATATAGAGAAATGAAAACCTACTGTATCACCGCAAAAGCAGAGGACTTGCCTAAGATCGTGCGGCGAAAACGCAAGGAAGGTATGCGGTGTAAGGGCAAGCCGGGTCAGATTTATTTACTTGTTAGCATGGAAAAGCGCATTGGAGGAAAACAGTCAGGAACCCCACCGGCCAGGGGGATACAGAACCAAGACTCTAGCCACCATGGGAGTTGCAAGAGCCTCTGATCTTGCATTTATGGCGTACTCTTGGGCCGCAAGGCTTAATACCAGGGGCCGGATGCACTTTTAAACACATGTCACTCATCAATCTTTACCTGTGAGGTGTGCCACGCAGCAAGCCGGAGAAAGACCGGCACAAGAGTGTCCTGGGAGGTGTAGCGGTGGAGATTGCATCATACTAAGCCTCGGCGGGATAGAGAAGAGCCGCTAAACCCGCCATTGCCCAGGATATTTACATGACTCCAGCCGAACGCCTAAAAGCAATCCGCCTCTCTCTCGGCATGACGCAAGCCGAGTTCGCTGCAACGCTCGGCATGAGCACGAGCCGGTACAATCAGATTGAAACAGGGAAGACAGGCGTAACGCCGTGGGGGATGTTGGCGTTGAGTGCTATGGAGTATTTGCAGCGGAAACGGCTGTTAAAATTATTTTTGAGGTTGATATGATAAAGAAAGGCGATAAGGTAAGGCTGAAAGTCCAGACTATAGGCGGTTTTATAGGCACAGGAACGGTCATCGGCGTTAATGGCGACTTGCTACCCGTTCAAAAAGACAATGGTAAACCTGATTGTTGCGGGGAAACAACGTTTATATGCCTCGACCATTAAGTTACCCGTATGAAGAAATGACAGAATACACAACAAGCATACTATCGGTCATCGTTAAGCCGCCAGCCGACCGGATATTCAGCGAAATGGCAACGACGATCAGCATTGACGACGAAAGCGGCGGGGAGTTCGTCGTTGTGCGTCAAAATGCGGATAGGTTGCAGGCTGGCGAGATTCAGATTACGCCGGAAGAGTGGCCGAGTCTGCGTAGTGCTATAAATAAAATGGTGATGATGTGCCGCGACTAATACACATAGAATGTGTTATATGCCGAAAAAATATTGCAATGGTACGTGGTTTAGTATGCCATTCTTGCCATTTAAAGATAATAAAGGATAACTTCGGCAAAATTGCATTTGTAGCCGCTACTCCCCCAAATACTCTTCAACAGTCCCCGGCTGATACCCCGCCGCCAAAAGCAACGGCTTGAGGATGTCTTGCACCATGTCGTCCATTGAAAGCCCGTATTTAGGCACCTCGATTGAATAAACACCATCTTCTGTCTCTAGGGTGCAGCGGGTCACGATTCTATTAACTGTTTTTTGATTACACATAGTATTTTTATATCATTTCCCAGATAGATAAACGTTTATTTTTTTATTTGATTCAAGCCCTACCTCGTGAAATCCTAATTCAACAACTGAGCTTCCCCGTGGCTTTGCTTTCAGGCCCATATCTTCGGCATAACTACCCTCATAAATTAGGTAATGGCCGGTTGTAACGTGGTGTGTCACAATGCAGGTTGTTTTGTCGCGCTTGCGGTCGATAACTGTCTGTATGTCCTGAACGTAGGCAAATGAATGGGTGTGGCCGGTAAGGTACACATCGGCACCGAGCCAGTTCTGCGCCAGCGTCATAGCGCGATTTATCTTGTTCCCTGCCGTCCCTCCGCCTGTTCCGTGGTGCATTGATATCCAGTAAGAGCACCTCCCACACGTAACCTTGATTATTGCAGAAGTTCCCAAATAGGGAATTTTTGCACGATCTGCCAAAACTTTATCAAGGGAAATGCCGCTTTCTTTCTTAATCCTGTTATGATGATTTGAGCTTACGAAACCCATACATTTACTACGGATTGGCGCAAGTTCTTTCGCAAGCTCTTCAAGTTCTTCTTCTGGGGATGATGCTTCATAGCAACTTGATTTGCTATTCTTGGTGGCTGTTTCGAGTAGGTCGCCGGTAGATACCCAATATGCTTCTTTTTCGTCGGCTATGCGTTGAATAATTTTGTTGAGAAGGTTTGTGTCACAGTTGTTATTTGCCCTGTGAATATCGCCTAAATTATAGATTTTAACTGGATGGTCAAAATGGAAAACATTCAATATTTACCCCCTCCGGTACTGCTCGATTAACTCTTCCGCTCTGTCTCCGACTTGATTGAACCACTTGGAATTTTTCATCTCGTCGCAAACAGATTCGACATTCCCACGCTTTGCCGCTTCAAGCATTTTTCGGAATTGCAGGAGGCCAGAAACGCCAAGATTGTATGCCATGTTGGTTAATACGTCCTGTCGAGGTTGTGATAGTTTATTCCAGAAAGGTATGATTTTTGATAAGTCCATTTGCAATCTTGCAACCTCCCATTTAAGAAGAATTTGCGCCGTCGCTTCGTCCATTCCCTTGTCAAGGTTATACCCGTAGCCAATTGTAAGCCTCCAGGCAGGGCATAGATAAGGGAATTTTCGGTAGCCCTCATGCTTCTTGAGTTGGTCTATCAGGTTCAATCTCGATTCTCCTTATGCACTCCCGGATAGCTTGCGCTCGAATCTTGGCATCACCGCCCTTGAATGTAACGATTTTGCCGGATTCGTCGTAGAAAGGGATAGCCTCTTCCTCTTTTAGAAATTCATACAACCGTTTTGTTGCATCAGTCCCTATGTTCATGTCGCCCCTGGATGAGTATGTCGTCAATGCGTTCGTGGATTCTGTCAAGTTTCTGGTCGATCTTTACAAGTGTTATTCCCTGGCATGTTTTTTGCGCTGATTCTACTGATTTCAATCTATCGTCGTATCCTCTGAGTTTGTTCGCCACTACCCATGTTGCAGTCACGATACCGCCCACAAATGAAAGAAAAACACCGGCAATTTTCAATCCAATCTCGGCAATGAAGCCTATTTCTTCTGGTTGTCCTGGTTGCATTTATCCACCATCTGCGCTTTTGCCAAGCGGTTGAGTTTTTCCCGTATCTCCGGGTTGCTGTAAGGGTTGCGACAAAACGGGCAAAAATGGATCATGCCGACCGTCGAGACTGCGGCGAAGTAGAGTAAACAACGAACGTATGCCAGTTGTCGCTTAATGCCGGACAACTGACTTTTTACTGTCGAAAGGAGGTTTTTGAGAAATACGTTATTTGCGGCCTGAAAAGAGGCGTAAGAGTCGATTGAGGTTGACCACATGCAATCATGGATAAAGCAAGTAGCGCATACCTTGACCCCGTGTATCTCGTCTGGGATTGTCCAATCTCCAAGGGAATTGCCTGGACCACAAAAAGTCGGCCACTCATCAAGCAACATGTCATGGGGCCATAACTGCGCAAGCCACATAGGAGCGCGAAGTATAGCCCCTTGATAAGCAAATTTGATTAGAGTGTGCATGGTTATCACCCGTTTGACTGCTTCCTTTTCATCCGCGAAAACCCGTAAAAGATAATCCCGCCCCACATCGCGACCGTCCCCCACACGCTGTCGGTGGTGCCGTGCGCTGTTCTCACAAGGTCGATTATCGTTTGCGCGTCTGGAGATGTGGCAAGTGCGGCAATTTCCTTTACGTCTATCCCCAGGGATTGCGCCGCAGTGATCGCCACTCCGAGCAACAGCCCCTTAAACTCACTCGTTTTAATTCCTTTTTCGATTTCCATGCTGTCACCAATAATAAATCCAAGGTCGAGAGTCTAAGGGGAAAACCATATTGTCTAGGTCTGCCCCTGCCATTATCTGATTTTTATTTGCTCGCCATGCTGCCCTGCGCTTGCGGTGCTTATATATCCGCCGCCACTCCTTCGGCTCTGCACGTAGCCAGTGCGTCGCGCAGAACCGTTTCCATCTTGCTGTGTGGTGTCGTGTCCTGCTCATTTAGCGCCAACATATCCCAACCATTCGTCAGTGATTTTCTCAAAAATATCTTGAGCGTCGTCTATGTCTGAAATATTCAAATCGCCTCTTACCATCTTCTCAAGCATTACAACCGGGACGATGTGCGTAGAGAGTTTCCCGGATATAACAAGGTGCGGTCGGCGTTCGTCCAATGAGATTATTGTCTGCCTCCAGCCGTCTTGTTTAGTCTCAGCACTCATCGTTACAGTGTAACTCTACCTCTACCCACCCAGGCTTTATTTCTAGGAACGGACACTGCTCGACACTTAGCCCTTCAGCGTTGAGAGAATAGCAAGGCTTCTCACATTTCGAGCATTTGTAGTCTGCCCCGCCGTCATCTCTTAAAACTGGGAAGGGGTTTATGATCATAGTTTCGCCGCCTTGTTTCTCGCTTCTCGGATCGTATCGGCACAGGCAAAGGTTGCGCGAAAGTTTCTTTTCACGTCCTCTATCCTATCACCCCGTTTTTCGCACCGATGATAAACATGTCGAGATTCCCCACATCTTTGGCATATGCCTATTACAACATTTCCCCACATATCATTCTTCCTCGTATAACTCACATGGACAATTCGTCGCGGTGCATTCAATGCCTCGCTCGGTGTTGCGGTAGTAGGTGCAAAGCGGCTTATGCTTTTTGTTTCCCGCCATAAACCAAGAAAGTTCTCTCTTGTCTTTCTCGGCAAATTCAAACGATGGTGGTGTCGGCCATTGCGGGGAAAATTTGATATTGCCGTAACTATGCGACCATCCTTGATTCCCATTCGAACAAGTAGCGCAACACTCAGGAGGTAATGTGCAGTTGCAGGCTATCATTGCACTATCACCGGAGCAGGTTGCTCAACAATCGTAGGCGTTGCTGTGCCGGTCGCCGTAGCGGTCGCTGTGCTGCCTAATGCTGTCGCCGTGGTGTCGTTAAACGATCCACTCACAGTTGAGTTTGCGCCTATCTCGACATTTCCTGCCGCCAGTATACCCGCTTCCCCTAGTTTCAAAAGGCTCAGACTGCTCGCAATAAAAGGGATGTGCGACACCGCCGAACTAGCAACGTCCATTCCCGTAGTTGGCTTTTTTATATCGAGTTGTGATGTGTGCAGGTTGCCTATTGTCATGGTTGCGATTACGCCAACTAATAGGGCTTCTGTCGGTGTTGAAGCGTATTTCATGGAGTTCTGCGCTATGGTCGATATCTCATATGCCTGGCTTGTCACGCGGCCTTTCTCGCTCTCTGAATGGTCTACCAATGCTTGAGAGTACGATTGATAGTCCCCATCACCGAATAGAGCAGAGCACCCCGACGCAGACAATGCGAGCATGATGCAAACAATGATGAGAGTGCAATGCACCGACCACCAGTAATCATTTGAGTTTGTCTTTTTCATGTTTCTCCATTTACTCTTCATGCGGTTTAACTATTGCCCCGCCGAGTTTATAATACTGTTTGCTAATCGTGCCGATGTACCGATCCGAAACTACAATATTATCGTACCATATGTGCCAAGGGTTAATTGATCCGTGAGTGTATCCTCCAAGTTGGATTTGAGATATCCCCCTAACATTCACATCGTTTCTATTCTTTACACTTATTGCATGTACCCTCAATATTCCATCTATCCAAACTTTATACTCACCATCACGGCTACCATCGGTGTTATATTTCATATAAAATTCATAGCAAGTCCATGTATTATTTGGAATAAAGTCAGTGGTATATGCAACAAAACTTATTTGGTTGTCATAAGTAGATCCAGATAAATTAATTGTATTCTGCGCATCATTGCTTTCTGTTGATCCATCCCCTAACAATATCTTTAACTCCCCTAATCCGTGTGCGATACTGAAAGTTGAGTTGGCATAGTTTGTCCCATCACGTATCCCAAAAATTTTACAAAATTTTGAGCTAGTCGCGTAGGTTTGCCCTGGCAATGTCCCTGGTCCATCAGTTTTGGCATAAAACCTTATATATATCTCTCCAATTCCTGAAAAATCACCTGGTATTCCAATCCAAGCGGTGTCCCCCTCAGCTTGATATGTTACTTTCAACCCTCTTGAAGAGAGAAGCCCTTCTGTTTCTGTAACATCTGGGAAACTGGTGGTTGTCTGATTATCCCATCCCCAATTATTTACTGTTCTGGGATCGCCTGAGTAACCATCAAAATTATCATTAAAAATTATAGCAGCACTTACATTGCTATACAACACTAGTGAAAATATAATGGCTAGTCGTAAGATCATAAGTCTCCTGCTGAGAAGTTATCAAATGATCCTCCGGCTGCATCAATATATAAACCTACAGTTGTCCCACTATCAACGGTAGTAGAAGCTCCAGACGAGGAAAAATAACCCGCATAGTCATCTGTGGAATCCCACGATGTTGCACTTATTGGATTCGCTGCAACTGGATTTGCAAACACATATGCTACAGCGCTAGTACCTGTCCCCGTTAATGTAAATCCCATTGTTTGCCCAGCAGGATCACCGTATGAACCTGAACTAAATCCTAAAGCAACACCTGAGACATATGTTGCATTTTCCCTGACCACTATCCAGTCCCACCTGTTAGACACTTCTCTCCATTGGATTGAGTATCTATTCCCTAACGCACCAGGAGAACGGAAGATAACACCGATAATAGGACCAGTCGTTGTCGGGAAAGCAACCTTAATCCATTGATTTTCTGTGGTTACGCTAGATTGCGTATACTCAATTACACCCTCCGTGTTAGCGCAACTCAAAGCTCCGGACGATATGGACCACGTTCCGACACTCGACGTCCATTTACTGAGGTCAGCAGAAAAGTCATCTGTGATACCAACAAACGCGCTAGTCCCAAAACCCACCATAACAACGGCATTGATTGGTTGCGCGGCAACAAAAATGAATGATAGTATTAATGATATGATTTTCATATTAGTCTGCTGTCTCCACATAATATAGTGAACCTGTAAGATAGTTTACTGTTCCACTCGGTGCAGCAAGCACTACCTTTATCCAATCCCCTGCATCGATAGAGCCGTTACTCAATGTTCCATCGTCTTCAGCTCCGTCTGTGTCAGCGGTTATTGCATCGTCAACAGTAGTGCACGATGTTCCTGAACTGGTACACTCTTGAATATCAACAGCGATTGAAGTACCACCAATAGTGATTACATAAATGTCGGTAATTGTTATTGCGGTCTGAGCTTTAAAAAGGAAGAAATCGTCGGCATCAACAGGAGTTTTAATGGCAAAATCTATTTGCTTCTTGTGGGTAACAACTCGTTTAGCCCCTCCAAAATAAATCAGTTGGTCAGATGTGGTATCTACAGCTATCTCCCCGGCTGCATCAACTGTTGGAGATGCTCCGCTTGGTATTCCTGTTATACTTATGACTCCTGAGTTAATACTTATGCCAGTTCCGGCTGTTATCTCAGTTGCATTATCCAACGATGTTGCTATAGCCTGTATTGCGGCGCTAGAATTGGTAACGCCAGTTAGGAGAGTTCCGCTGTAAGCATTGTAGTTTGTATATGTTTTTATGGTAGTTAATGATGCCCAATTGTTGCCATCTCCCGCCCCATTCTCCAGCATAACTATTTCAGTACCTGCAATACTGGTGTCCTCAGTATCGGTGGTTTTCCAGCTTGCCGCGATAACCACCGATGCACTTAGTAAGACCCCTAAAACGCTATATAATATTCGCTTCATCTGTGTACCTCTATTGGTGAGCCGTCTGTTCGTAAAATGTTTGAGTTATCTACACGTTGCCAGTATGTTTTGAGTTCTGCCCGTGTCGTCACGACAAAATCATATTGCACAAGGTCAACAAAGCATATCCCCGTTTTGGCCTTTGAATATTCATCGTCGTCTGCAAGCATATACAGTTCGATGTATTTAGCCGTTCCCCATGTCCCGCCTGTTCCGGTAAAAATGCCGGTTCCGTCAAAGCGATAAATGCAGTCTATCACCGACACTGGAGCAGAAGCGCCAGGTTTAGGCGACGGGCACCATTTGCGGGAGGTCGTCGGGGCGTTGAGTTCGCGGTCTGACTTAGCACCTGGGGTCTTAGCTGGTCCGCCGCCGCTTGCAACCTTTAAAAACCTGCGCCTATCCATTACGCCACCAGAATATAGGTAGTTCCAAGTGCGTTGACTGTCGTATTCCCTGAGTGTGCGACTGTTAGCTCCCCGGCGTATGGGATGTTTGCGTCAAGCTCAATCCTGCCGGTTGCGGTAAGTGTGCCGGTAAAAATCTGTATGCCGTGTTGTGAGTCGGTTATCGTTACTGTGATGGTGTTCGGTACTGTGACTTCGCTGAATTTCACGCCTACAGCTACGATGAATCCAGCCGTGACGTTTGAAGTCGGTATCGTTGCGTTAGGGATAGTCCCGGCTGTTGCGCCGTCAACCCATGCGATAGAGTGCTCGAAAAGTGAATTTTGGTGATAGCCAAGGACTGTGCCGGATAAGCCCGGAGCGTATGTTGCGGAAGCTGCCATATTATACCTCAAAGGTTGATTGTTGCTTAATTTGCAATAATTATAACATGACGTTGCAATAAATGCAATAATAGGTTATATCCAGATGGAGAAAGTCGTGGTTTAACTGAAAAATAATATTTGGTGCTGATATGGATAAATCAGATAGTTATTGTGAAGCGCATAGGGAATATCATGGCGATTGCTACAGTGTCGAAGGTGAAAACTCCGCTTCATTTGACGCAAGTGCATTGCTACAATCAATTGACGCTATGGTTTGGGCCGAAGCGTTTGTAGAGACTTGCAAGAAAATGAATTGGACGCTTTCTGATATTGACGAAGGTTTAATGGTCGGATGGTTTGCAAACGCTATGTTTGCTCAAGAGTTAAAGAGTGACAAAGAACCATGCAGAGATTGCATAATCCTCGGAAGCGTTACGCTACGTTATCGATGTGTATTATGTTGCAGATGAATATGAAGGGGATGATCGGGATAAGCGGATAGAAGTTGCTTATGAGATGGTGGTGGAGAAGTTCACGGGAAAAGAATAAAACAAGAAGGCCCGACCGTGATATAGATCATGTCTATAACAGAGGGCCGGGCACGGTGATTATATGGCTGAAATAGTTATGTTCGTTTTTTTCTTGGCTGGCCTTTTTCTTCCTGCAACAAGTAACTGAGGGGATGCCCGAAAATGTAGTTATCATTACAGCATTGGTCTACATTATCGGGTTTCCCTGTGTCGCCGGTTTACTTGCTCGCCTTTAGATAATTTTCTGCAAGTTTTATTTTCTGCTTTTCAAGGTTCTCTATAATCTTTGAATTATCTCTTCCTGTGAGTTTCTCACTTGCTTTCAACTTGTTTATCCGTTTTGTCTGCTCGTTCATTCTGGCCTGAACCTTATTAACTGCCTTGAGTTGAGCGAGTTCTTTTATGTACTTGCCCCGAAGTTTCGGGTCTGCTTCGACCTTATCTTTGATGCTGTTCAAGGTTCGCTTCTTATCGCTAAATTTCTGCTCCGAGTAATCCTTGTTGTTATAGCTGCCTCGGCCCATGTGCCAGTATGCCAGTTTACCAATTACCGGGATTGACCCTACCATCTCAAGCCCTTTCTCGTCGCCAGTGGTTAGAAGGTCTTTATATGCAGCGTTCAAAAATTTAAACGGCGGCAATATCTGCTTTGCTGCTGCTGTACCTGCTCCGTCAGTCCTGGCCTGCCATGTGACGTACTTCGACACGCCAAACAGCCTTAGAATATTGTCAGTGACACGATCTTCAATCGAAGTTTTTCGGCCAAGAATGAGGTCTTTTATCTCATCCGCCCCGGCGTTTGCCATTGATATTAAAGCCGCAAGGTAAACCATGTTGCGGATTGCTTCGATTTTCTGTTTACTGTCTCCGTTTTTATAGGTGTTGTAAACCTCTCTGCGGAATACGTCGAACTGTTTCAGCGTGTAGGATTTGAGCATGTAGAAAACACGCCCGTTTCCTGCTTTCAGGTATTGTTCGGACTGCTCGGAAAGTGCCGCCGGCTGAAAATCGAGCAGGTTACTATACACAAGCAATTTCACGTTGTCGGTGATCCGCTTGTTTTGCAGGTCGTCTATTACGTTGTCTGTCTCGTCCTCGAATATATCTGATATTTTCTTTTTCAGTGCTTCCGGGTTCTTCTTCGCCTGATCTTCAAAACGTTCAAGCGCGGCATTGAGAAATGATTCTTTGCCGATTGCGTCCATCTTCTCAAGTCCAACCCATTTGAACACCTTGGCAACTGCCTTGCTCATTGTATCGCTATCTGCAAACTCCTGAGCAATGCGTTCGATTCCTACGTCCTCTTTTGTGATACGGGATTTCTTCGTTATCGAACCGAGTGCAGCCTTTGCCGTTCTATACCAGCCGTTTTCGTAGATCGTCCACGCAAGGTCGCCAATCTGGGTAATTGCGGAAAACGGACTTCCCATTGTGTCGATATAGGAAAGGTTTTTGTATCCCTGGACAAATCCATGCGTTCCTTTCTCGTGGAAACGGGCTTGCATGATATTGACAAGTATCTGCTCTGCTTCCGGGTTCTTTATCGGGTCAATAGTCCCGTTGCTCATCAGTTCAAGAACGTATTCGGAGATAAAAGGAGCATAGCCGCGCTCGGTGTTGTACTTGTCGAGGATGTTTTTATACTCTGCGATTGTTTCGCGTATGCCTTTAATCCGCTCGCTTTCTGGGAATGGCATACCTTTCTTATGGTCTTGGTGCAATGTGGCGTATTGGTCTTCTTCTTCCGCCAGCGCCTTTCTAAGCCGTGATTCTGCCTGTCTCATTGCGCTCTTTGCTTTTGCAACCACAGTCGAGACTTTGCCAAAAAACTTGCGTATTTCAACATTCTTTCGGATGCTGTGCAGGTAGTTGACTAATGCGCCGTCAGAGTCCATATAATACTGATCGAGTTCGACCGGGATCTCTTTTATGGTTCGCTCTTTCGCGTTCCCTGGCCTCCCTATTCCTGGATGCCCACCGAAAAGCATCTGAGAAATTATATCAGCCTTTTGTTCCGGCGACATTTCCGCAACTGTTATTCCCATTTGGTCGGCTCTGCGATTGAGCGCGTCAGTTATAACAGGGCGCATATCACCCTTGCCGACTGCGTTCAAAAAGCCCTGCGCGTCCTTTATGACCCTTGGGGCGTATTCTTTGATAAAGGATATATCAAGCCCGACCTCGTTTGCTTCGTCCCGTAGATTGTTGAGTGTCTCACGGTAAACAGCATACTCTTTTGCAAGGTCGTATTTTTTGATAAGCTCGTTTATTTTCTCGGTGTCGCCATTCTTTCGTGCGCGGTCCCAATCTGCGAAGTCGTTCGCGCTCATCTTTTTGGCTTTCTGCAACAATGGCAAGACTGCTTTGTTGTCGGCTGCAAGATTTGTTGCAGTATCAAAGTCGAGTTTTCGCAGTCTCGCCTCAAGTTTCGGGGAAATGTTGCGAAGTCTTGTCGAAATTGCGCCGAGATATTTATCAACTCCTTGGCTCATCTTGCCAAGCGCAGAACGGACATTGCGAACAGCCTTGCGCTTCAAGTCTCGGTTCTGCGCCCTGTTTGCTTGGTATGCTTTTTCTCTATCGGCTGCAAGTTCCTCTTGTGTGCTGCCGATAGGGGGCGGTGCTTCGCTGAAATAGATATCAGCGTTTTCGCGTTCCATCTTCTGGGCGGTGTCGAGGCCGGTAGAGTTGGCTTTTGCTCCGCCGAATGAGAAATTTATGTCGGCGTTGGTGCCGTCCCATGTTCCTTGATTGAAGATTGATTTGATTTGGGTTTTGTTGAACGCAATATATGCGTCAGTTCCCCTCGCCGCCGCCTGTGCCTCTCTTCTGACTGCAATTTCAGCCATAGCGCGTAAATCTGCAACGGTGAACACGGAAACGTCCTTGAATCCGAGCTTAACGAGTGCTTGCTTGATGAGGGCGATGATCCGGCGAACTATGGAAGTTTCGGGGTGGTTCTCAAGGAGATAGGCAAGCATTTCCTCTTGCCTGTTCTCCGGCTTGGTGTCTTTCGGTACTGCCTTGATTGCATCACGAATAGCCTTGCCCGTTGCGCTCTGCTCGTCCTTGCGCTTGTCTATGGCTGCGAGTATGGCTTTGAAGTTCTTGTCATCAAGCAAGACCTTGTTGATATGCGTTCCAAGTTCGTGAACGAGCACGGGCCATGCCTTGCCGCCTGCTATGCCGTCTTCAACGAGATAGGATATGCCGTTGGCTGCGAATCCCTGTATCGTCTTGCCGTCTTCGGAGTAGAGGACTTCGACTGTTTCGTTTTTTGATATTATTGCTGAAACAGCGCCGAACTTAGAAGATGATCCAACAACGGAGTATCCTTCACCTAATACACCTTGAAGATATTTTACTAGTTCATTTTCATTAAATCCTTTTTGGTATGCTCCTGTGCCATCTATAATTACTTCCTGATTAGTCGAGTCAATTACATGATGTTTCGCGTTAAAAACATCCTTTCCACGAACATTTATGTATGCTTTCCCCCCAGGGGCTAGAATGCGGCCAATCTCTTTAACTATTCCATCCCTTACATCGTCAGGAACAACATTCAGGACGGCGTTGTTTATTACTGTCTGATAACTCCCAGATTTAATGTTTTCAGTTTTGTTATAAGTCGGGGAAAAACCAGCCTCAGGATATGGTTCAAATGTGTCAGCGCCTAATTCCTTCCCGCCGATATTTTTACCAGCACCATAATCAATTATCTTCCCTCCCTTGTTCTCTTCGGGTATCAGGTTGTCAAAAATCTTCCTGTATGTTGATTTCGTAGATGCTATCTGTGTCGGGTGTGACCCGTCCTTCCTCATTTGTATTTCTGGAAGGTTGTTTGCTATTCTGAACGCTTTTACTTGCTCAGATGTTGCATACTTCACCCCTCCCCGAATCATATCAATAATCCTCTGCGCCTCTTTCTGCGTTGCGACAATGCGGAGTCTGCCTGATTTGACTAAAGCGTCATAGCCTGCGCCGAGTTTAGCCCGGAGTTCGGCGGGGGTGTTGGCACGGGTGGAGGGGGGGATGGATTGGGACAGTTTTGGCGATGATATTTTAGCGCCACCTTTGGCAATACCATTAAGGAAATCTTTGAACGTACCTTTCTTGTCTGTGCTGTCGCTATAATCCTTTCCTCCAGGCATGTTCTTGAAAATAGAATACGTGTCGGCTAGAGTTTTCTCATCTATACTTGTTTCTGTATCAATCCCATTTTCATTTTTATAGACACGTAAATATATTTTACCACCATCTTTATCAGATATAGACGACAACTCGGACATTTTGTCATATTTTGCCGTTACATTATTCCCACGCAATGCTGAAAGCGTTTCATAAGCGTCGGTAAACTTCTTGTCTTGAATCGGGAAATTCCCCTTGTGTAGCCCTTTTTGCCTTCTATCAATTTCATTGAGAACTGCTTCAACTTCTTTTTTATCTATCCCTGTTCGGAAAGAAACCAATTCTATTTCTCTTCTCCGCAATGCATAGGTTGATTCATCAAGTTCTTTTTGCTCTGTGTAAGAAAAGACCCCTTCTCTTGCTTTCTTCCTCAATTTATCAAACTTGTTTTTAGCTTCTTCATATAAGACTTCATAAATCTCTGCGGTGGTTTTCCCTTTTACCTCAACTCTTCCCTCAGTTCCATTATCGACCTGTCCCGGCTTCTCCACTCCCTGAATATTTCCGCCATCCTCTTTTGCGGGATTCGTTGCATTTTCATTGCTCGCTTTATCGCTTCGAGTTTCTTTTGATACGGGGATAGCCTTATTATCATCTTTCTTCACCTCCGTTTTCGGCATCTTCGCCATAACCTGAGCCATGATCTTTTCGCGCTCTGCTTCGTATTCGGCTAAAGCGTCGGCAACAGATTTGCGCTTTGCTTCCTGCGCTTCGATTCCGTCATCTCTATGCGCCTTGTGGTTGTTCTGCAAGGTTTCGAGTATGTCGGCACGGTCAGGGCAATGTTTCTTTACACAGGCTGCAATACTGCTCATTCTATCACCTGAAAAATTATGGTTAAGAAATCTATAATTTCACTGTCGTCTTTGCGTCGTGAATATGCGTTGTCAGCTATGTTAAATACTGTCGGAGAATAC